ATCCGTACGATTGTGGACCAGAACCGGCAGGAGACCAACGAAGTCATGGAATCCTTCCGTAATATCTTGGTGACACGCCAGATGCAAATCGCTGTTGGGATCATTGGCGTACTGCTCGCTATGCTGGGCTACTTGATCGTGGAAGGTCAACCATGGGCGGGTTAATGTCGTATTTATCCGCCCTGTTCCTAGCTTATGCCGTGCTTTGCTGGGCTGAATGGCGCTTTCAGGTGTCCAAACGCATCGGGATCGAGCATCTGATCCAATATCCATGGCCAGACTTGGCGCGTACCGTTGGTGCGCTCATAGTCTCGCTTTCATTACTCGTAGGAGGTGTAATATGGACCTAGATTTACTACATAAAGCTGTCTCCGAGGGCCTCTTGGCTCGCATTCAAGACCCTGATTGTGCCCCCTCAGACTACGCCAACGCGATTCGCTTCCTGAAGGACAACGGAATCACCAGTATGGCCGAGTTTGACGACAGTCTAGCTACCCTGGTTGAAGGAATCGACCTGAATGACGGGGTGTTTCAGCCCAAGTTGATCGGAGGGTCCGATGTTGAGTAAGCTCAAGTGCACTTTCGGCCTCCATAAGTGGGCAGTGTATGCTCGCGATACCACCGTGCTGATCGATGGGAAGGTCCGTAAGGGCATTCTGTTCGAGTCATGCGACAAATGTGGTAAAATCAGGTACATTCGCTAAATGGCTCTCAGTTGCTCTGTGAGGGCAGGAAGCTCTTTTCGGGTACTACCCCTGCTGAGAGGTTCGTTCCACCCCTTTCTCGGGCATCCTCGGGCCAAATAGAGGTATTTTATGAGTACATCAACCCCCTCAGATGTAATCCTAGCCGCTCGGAAGGATTTCAAGGTGTTTCTCGCGCTCTGCTGGAGACACCTCGGACTCCCTGAGCCGACCCCGGTTCAATACGAGATCGCTGACTTCTTGCAAGGAGAAGGAAAGCGGCGGGTCATTGAAGCTTTCCGTGGTGTAGGCAAGTCGTGGATCACATCGGCGTATGTCTGCTGGTTGCTATGGAACAACCCCAACCTCAGCATTGAGGTGGTATCGGCGAGTAAGGTCCGTGCTGACGACTTCAGTACGTTTACCCTCAGGCTGATCCATGAGATGCCTTTGTTGACCCATCTGATCCCACGAGAGGAACAGAGGTCGTCCAAGGTTGCCTTTGACGTGGCACCTGCCAAGGCCAAGCATGCACCCTCAGTCAAGTCAGTGGGCATCACAGGTCAGCTTACGGGTAGCCGTGCTGATCACATCGTCGCTGATGACATCGAGGTAGCTAACAACTCCATGACAGCACTCATGCGGGACCGTCTTGCAGAGATGGTTAAGGAGTTCGAGGCTATCCTAACACCCGCTGAGGAAGCCAGTATTACCTTCCTGGGTACACCACAGACCGAGATGAGCCTGTACAACGCCCTCCCTGAGCGTGGCTATGAGGTGCGGGTATGGCCTGCGCTGGTGCCTAACAACGAGCAGCTCAAGAACTACGGGGACCGACTGGCTCCTGCGGTTGCTCAGCGTGCGCTTGATCGAGCACAACAAGGATTGCCTACAGACCCCAAGCGGTTCAACACAGAGGACCTTGAGGCACGGCGGTTGTCTTATGGCAACAGTGGCTTCTCGTTGCAGTTCATGCTGGATACCCGCCTCAGTGATGCTGACCGCTACCCACTCAAGCTCAATGACCTTGTGGTGCTGGAAGGGGATGGCAAGAGGTTGCCTGTGGAGTTGTCGTGGGGTAACGACCCGGCGCTGCGCTACAACGACCTCCCGCTGCTGGGCTTCAATGGTGACTACTACCACCGCCCGTTCAACGTAGCGACTGATGACTGGCAGAAGGCCACAGGCTCCGTGATGTTCGTTGACCCCTCAGGACGGGGCGAGGACGAAACGTCGTGGGCCGTCGTCAAGAATCTCAACGGGATGCTCTTCCTGACCGCCTTGGGTGGCTGGAAGGGTGGCTATGACGAGGTCGTGCTGGCCAAGCTTGCAGAGGTCGCCAAGGCAAACGAAGTCAACCTCATCCAGTGCGAGAGTAACTTCGGCGGCGGGATGTTCAGTCAACTCCTCAAGCCCATCCTACGGGAGTCCGGGTACGCCGTGAGTGTCGAGGATGTCCACAACACCGTTCGCAAAGAGGAACGCATCATCGATACCCTGGAGCCAGTGATGAACCAGCACCGGCTGGTGGTCATGGCGCATCTCTTGAAGAGTGACTTTGACAGCGTCAGTAGCTATCCCCCGGAGCAAGCAGCTCACTATGCGTTTGCCTACCAGCTTAGCCGTATGACCCGTGAGAAGGGCGCTCTGAGGCACGACGACAGGATCGACGCTGTAGCAGGGGCTGTGGCTTACTGGGTCAATAGCATGGCTACGGATCACCGTGAGCAGGCTCAGGGATTGCGTGATGCCCTCTGGAAGAAGGAGATCATGCAGGCTCAGAAGCACATCGTTGGTGGACCTTTGGCTCGCTCAGGGAAGCCTAGGAACGCTAAGTTCTGGGGTCAGCGACGGCGACAGCGATAAGCGAGAACACAACAAAACCAGCTACTTAAGGTGACTTAAAGCCTACCTAGGAGGGGGGTGACCGATCCCCCCAACTAAGGTATTGAAACACAACACCAAATCAGAAACCACCACTTTAAGAGAGGGCCCTAGGAGAGACTTAGAGATATCTTAAAGCTATCTTAAGGATCTAATAATAGATTACTTATGGTCGCTATTACTTAAAGATACTCTTAAAGAGACTCTATGGAAACTCTAAGGACACTAGTGTCTTAAAGAGATCTTAAAGAGTGGCTGAGGCTGGTGCTTGAAGTGTTAGCGACCGCTAGTCCATTCCCTAGTAGGGGGTGTTAGGTAGCCTTGGGTAGACAACAGTTGGCTCTTAGTCGAGAGCTTAAATCAGTAATCAGGAGAGAGACTATGGACGCATTCGTATTGATCGGATGGGTAGCCCTAGGTGCAGTAGTGCTGGGTTCCATCGGCATCGGAGGTATCTACGTGTACAAACGCTACGTCATCACAGCAGATGATAAGGCTCGTGAGGAGCTTGGTGGCAGTCGGTTAGACTAAGGAGGCGAGTAGCCCTCCTTGAGTACAACCTACAGTAAGCATAGGCACGACCTTTAGTAAGCCTCAGTCTTCTCATGGCACTACCTTAAGTAGTCCATTGGCGACTCGTCGCTGCTCTCGAGACGTAGGAAGACTAGCTGCTCACTTTGAGTTTTCCTATTGTCCCCCCCCTGGTTATTCCTAGTTGGCACAGTCTATGGTTCCCCTTGGGCTGGCATTGGGAGTGACTGGGGGTGGGCTGTAGGTTTTGCCGGAAAAATCTGAGGTCCCTAACGATGGTTATGCGGCATGCATTTCCCCCCATGGCTATCTGAAAGCAAGGGCAGGGGGAGGGTCACAGAGTGGGTCACAGAGTGGCTGAAAGTGGCAGGAATCCGGGGCCGGAATAACATGTGATATGACATACGGCACCAGATGGTGTGCAAATGGGTAAGCATAAGGATATCTTTATGTCTTATGCGTATTTGCTATCATCAGTCGTTTTTGCCTTCATCTGTGGTTGTGACCCTGAGCACACCACCAGCCAACCATCAGCCAACCACCAGCCAACCAGCGGCGCATTAGCCGCGCCTCACAAGCCACCAGCACACCATCAGCACACCATAGGTGATCCGTAGGCCGTCCGTAGGCCGTCTGTAGGCCATCACACCAGCGGCGCATTAGCCGCGCCTCACAGACCATCCTTGAGCCGTCTGGGGGCCATCTAGCGGCACGCCAAGCCGCGCCTTGGGGGCCATCTAGCGGCACGCCAAGCCGCGCCTTGGGGGCCATCTAGCGGCACAAATCGGCATAAATCGGGGTGCTTGCTAGCGCTTCGCTACAAGCCTGAAACCAGGTTTCTCTCATGAAAAAAACCGCAGGAAATCAACGCGTTAACTGTTTTTTGCGCTACTCATCCAGTGGCAAGCACCACAAGAAAATGCACGTCGTCGAAAAAAAAAGATTGACCTCCTATGAGAGTCGCCATACATTCAGCCTATCGAATCGATACTCGATCACGGCCAAGGGTTCACGGCCACGGCATAAAAGGCGAACCACCACGGCACACCAAAGGCCACCCGTCGCCAATAGCAGCGCGATAGCAAGCAACGCAAGGCGAGGCAGAATAGGTACCGGCTCGAACGTGGGTTACGACAGATTAGCCACTGTCAGACCGGGCGATCCTCGGATTGCTACATAGTTGGTAGCACATAGATCACGGCATCATGTGGTGGTCTATGCCTTACCAACTAACCAATGGAGACTACCAAATGACAAACGAACAACACGCAGCGCTTTGCTTCGCTCTTGCCTTTCTGCCCTTTCTTGTGGCAGTACTGATCTACTAATCAACCAACCAACTAACCAATGGAGACTGCCAATGAGCACCTACATTACACCAGACACTAATCACCTCGCAGAGACCACAACCAAAGTAGGCCCTAACCGGGGCAAGTCGCACCAGCGAGTATGGATCGAAGGACAGAACCTTATCAATTCCGGCTTCTCTCGTGGCCGTCACTACGTCCGCCATATCGACGCCAACACCGGCACCATCACGCTTGAGCTGATCGCCACAGCCGATGTCGGCTACTACAAGGCGCAAGGTCTCCGGGCCTACAAGGTCTCCGGCAAGGACTCCAGCCCAATCGTCGACATCGTCGGTAAACAGATCGAGAAGCTGTATGGTGATCTGGACAGTGTGAGCGTCCACTACTATGCTGGTAGCATCGAGATCAGCCGCAACGCATGATGACATCTTCTGACCAGCATCAGATCACCGGGTGCTGGTCATTACATGCAATCACGCATGAACTCTAGGAGGATAAACAATGAGCAATCCCAAATCTAACGGCCTCGTGCTGTATGAAGGCCCAAGCATGCTTGATGGCGCGCCAATCGTAGTGATCGCTACTGGCATGCGTCAATCATCCAGCAATAGCAAAACCGGAGACATCATCCAGACTTGGATCCTCCGGCAGGACATCAAGCCGACCGATGCCGTCAACACTGGTGCCGATAGTTCAATCTGCGGTAACTGTCCGCATCGTGGCACGGTCGTCAATGGCAAGAACGTGGGCCGGTCGTGTTATGTGACAGTTTTCCAAGCTCCGCTGAATGTGTGGAAAACCTGGAAGGCCGGGAAATATCCCAAAGCCACCACCGGAAACGAACTGGCCGAACCATTCGCTGGCCGCAAGGTTCGCTTGGGTGCCTATGGCGACCCTATGGCCGTTCCGGTGAATATCTGGCAGGCCGTCACCATCTCCGCCAAGGATTGGACGGGTTATTCTCACCAATGGCAGACCTCAACGGCCAACGCTCGGGCCTATCAGACCTATTGCATGGCATCGTGTGACACTGCAGACCAGCACAAGCTGGCCACAGCCCAAGGATGGCGGACGTTCCGTGTCCGTAGCGAAGCCGAAGGCATGACCCAAAGCGAGATCGCCTGCCCGGCTAGCGAGGAGGCTGGACAGCGTACCCAATGCGCCGATTGCATGCTTTGCGCTGGATCGGCCAAGATGGCCAAGAACATCGCTATCATAGCCCACGGCGCGGCGAGCAAGGTTAATGCTTTCAACGCCCGAAAATAATGGAGACTACGTGCACGCCTTTAAGTAAGAATAATCAACCACCACAAACCGAAAGGAAAAAAACAATGAAATACACATTCTCAATCGCTGGCATCTGGCACGATGAAATCCGCGCCACCAAAGAGGAAGCAATGGCCGACCATATCGACTACCTACAGGACCGGATGGTGCAGGCTGCAATGGAGGTAGAGCAAGGCGACTATCAGGACGCCATAGACCATCTGAACGCCATAGACCATCTGAACGATGGCGACGAACTGGGCGTGGTCGAGGTGCCAGACGGCACAACACGCAATGAAGACGGCGACCTGATCTATCCTGCCGCCTAAACCACCCGCAACAAATAAATGGAGCATCCAATGACAACCGAATCCGTCAATATTTTCATCGAATCGGGGCGTGTTCAATTCGTCCCGAAGGATGGCCCACGCTACAGCATGACGCCGAGAGAGGTCCTCGACCAATACGGCACCATCTTGAAAATGCCCATCCACGCCCTCGCACCCTCAACCCGTCGGCGCTGGAATTTTTACACCCAAGCCGTACGCATAGCCAACCAATATTACCTGGAAGGGAACGCATAATGTCTGCACTAGATCGCGCCGCTCGCTTATCGCTTAACGAAGGCCAAGCCTACGTCGTTTTCCGCACATGGCGGGGCCTTGGCTGCATGCCTGCACACGTGTTCGACACCATCGAAGGGGCAGAGTTCGTGGCCACCTATCACGATGGTGTTATGGTTGAAAGGGGGGACGCATAATGTCCAACGCTATCATCAATGAGATCAACCTATGCCGGAACGAGAGTGGTTCAGTTACTGTCTGGGCCGCTGCCGTTACGTCGCCTTATTACCTGCTGCACGTCGATGAAGATTTTGACGACGCGGAGGCTGCGTGGCGATACGCTGACTGGCTGTCCGAGCTGACCGGCGTGTTACCGGACGACTTCTTCATGCATTATGAGGGGGACTAACATGTCCAAGATCTCGCCGAAGGTGCTTTCCCTGTTCGACTACACGGGGACAGCAGGCCAGCCATGGGCTGACGCAGGGTACACCGTCTTGAATTGTGACATCCAGCACCAGCCAGAGCGTGTGGAGAGCAACATGCGGTTCGTGGGCTGGGATGCCACCGACAAGGGCGACCGAGCATGGGCGAAGACTGTCCGCGCTGACTTTGTCTCCATGTTCCCGCCTTGTACTGACCTAGCGTCGTCTGGTGCCCGCCATTGGCACGCCAAAGCTGCCCGGGATCCTGACTTTCAGAAGAAGGCTATGGACCTCGTGCTGTGGGGCGTCGAGATTGCGGAGGCCATTGGTTGCCCGTGGTATCTCGAGAACCCTCGAGGCAGGGTCTCAACGCTTTGGCGGAAGCCTGACTTCACGTTTGATCCATGCGACTATGGAAAATACCTGGAACCAGATGAACCGCACCCGCTATGGCCTGACTACATCCCGGCACAGGATGCATACACCAAGCTGACCTGCATCTGGCACGGTGGCGGGTTTGTCGTACCACCCAAGCGGCCCGTTGATCCGATCTGTGAGCAATCCGTACGTAAGGACGGTCGCATCACCAAGAGCAACACCGCTTGGAAAAAGCTTGGGGGCAAATCTCTCAAGACCAAGAACATACGCAGCGCCACGCCTCGAGGCTGGGCCAAGGCCGTGTTTGAATCCAACCATTCCACCAAAGGAGACCGCTAATGTTTGACCTTATGACCTTTCTCGAGGGCGTGTTCACGCTAGTCATTTACCTGTCGTTGTACGTTGGGCTGCTATGGGTAGCCAGCAACCTTGAATAGGAGACAACCATGACAATACGAAACAGAGGCCGAGGATATCAGCTCGACGTGTCCGTCACCCGTGAGGGCCGCAAGACACGCTATCGTGAGCAATTTACCGGCTCGAAGATCGAGGCTCAGGCCCGGGAGTGGCAGATCAGGGCAGCACTGGCTGAAGGACGGGATCCATCCCCGATTACAGCTACTGCTGACGAGGAGACACTAGCAGAAGCCTATCACAAGACCTTCGAGCGGTTCTGGGATGGCACCCGCAGCGAGACCGTGGCACGCAGCAACGCGTCGATCATTCAGGAGTCATTAGGCCCTGCCACTCCACTCAAGGACGTTGGTGTCGAGCAGATCGATGCACTGGTCTCGACATGGAGGGCCAAAGGTCACACCTCAAGCACGATCAACCGACGGCTTACCAGTATCAACAAGGTTCTGTCTCATGCAGTAGACCGGGGGACGCTGGACATCAAGCCCAAGATCTCTTTCCTGAAGGAGACAGCGCACCGGGTCCGGTACTTCACACCAGAAGAGCGGTCGATGATCGTGTCCTACTGGTCAACCCGGGGAGATCAGAAGTGGTCTGACTATTTCACCATCCTGCTTGATACGGGGATGCGTCCATCCGAGCTGGACCAAATCGAGACTAGGGATATTAACCTGGAATCAGGGTCAGTCCGTATCTGGAAGACCAAGACAGACCGGCCCCGGACAGTACCGCTGACCCAGCGTGCACTTGAAGCCTTCACTAGGCAGACCCTCAACGAGCGGCCCTTCGCATTCAGCAACACCGCCGCCCGCACCAAGAAGTGGAACGCTATCCGGGAGGAGCTCGGGTTGTCGGATGATCCTGACTTTGTTTCGTATGCCTGCCGCCATGACTGCGCCACCCGCCTGCTTCAGGCTACTGGCAACATAGTTCTGGTCCAGAATTGGCTGGGCCATACCGACATCAAGATGACCATGCGCTACGCTCACCTCGTACCCGATACACTGAGTGCTGGCCTGTCTGCTTTGGAGAAACAGAATGCACAAGAAGAAGGACCGCCGGAACTACTACGCGATGTCGTTGCGCTCCGCTCAGTTCCGCAAACGAGTGGAACGAAAGAAGAAAGGCCGGGGCAGTTACACCCGCAAAGGGAGAGCGCCTAAGGCAGACCAAGATTAAATACCACCACCTTAAGAGAGACCCAAGGATGGGCATTAGGAGATACAGGATGCAGAGAGTCATCACCGAGAGCGAACTGAACGAACAACTTGACCTCGAGGCCCACATGCGGGGCTGGGGCAGAGAGATTGCAGAGAGCAAACTCCACAAGGCCACCGAGAAGGGCCGACTGAGCACGACGGAAGGCGCACAAGCTGTCATCCGGTCACTCTTGGAGCCATTCGTTGCGGCCACCGAGAGCTGGCTGGACGAGGTCAAGACAGGCAAGGCCGGTCGTAACAACCAAGCCGCCAAGGTTATGATGGGCAGCACCCCTGACGTTGTCTGCTTCATTGCACTCAAGACCATCCTTGATGGGGGCCAACGCTTCAACATGCAGCGCCTAGCCATCGCCATTGGTGCGAACATCGAGGACGAGCGCCGCTTCAGCCACTTCAAGAAGGAGGAAGGCAAGCTTTACCGTCACCAGAAGTACCAACTGGACCGCCGGACGAGCAATCAAAAGCACAAGCGAGCTGCCTTGCTGACAGTTATGAACAGGACCGAAGTAACCTGGCGCTCATGGACCCAGCCTGAGAAGATGCGGGTCGGCACCAAGATGATCGACCTGCTGATTGCCTCAACGGGATTCGTGACGGTTGGTCGTGCTAACGTAGGCACCTCGAAGGAGGAGGTGTACTGCAAGCTGACCGACGCTGGCATTGAGCTGCTCGAGAAGGCTCACGACCGGGCCATGATGTTGTCTCCGGTTTACCTGCCGACGATCATTCCGCCCAAGCCTTGGACCAAGCCTTATGATGGTGGCTACTGGGAGACCGGCGCGTCTCGGGTGCCTATGATCAAGGTGTACAACCGCAACTACCTGTCTGACTTGGCCAACTATGATATGCCTGAAGTCTATCAGGCTCTCAACACGGTGCAGGAGACTGCGTGGCGTGTGAATACTAAGGTTCTCGAGGTGGCTCAGGCTATGTACGAGGCCAACGCTGAGGTAGGCGAGCTGCCTCCCCATGATCACATTGAGCTACCCCCTAAGCCGTCTGACATCGAGACCAACGAGACAGCTCGTAAGGCGTGGCGTAAGGATGCCGCATCAATCCACAATGAGAACCGCCGGATCATGTCCAAGCGCCTCAGCACAACACGCACCCTTCAGGTTGCCCATATGTTTGCTGATCGTGAGGCAATCTGGTTCCCCCATCAGATGGACTTCCGGGGTCGCGTGTATGCAGTACCCTTGTTCCTCAACCCACAGGGGAATGGACTGGCCAAGGGTCTCCTCGAGTTCTCTGAAGGCAAACCCCTAGGAGAAGACGGCGGCGCATGGCTGGCTGTTCATGGTGCCAACGTGTTTGGCTATGACAAGGTCTCGCTTGAAGACCGGATCCAATGGGTCCTAGATCACGAGGCCCAGATCATCGAGTGTGCCAACGATCCTTACGCTAACCGCTGGTGGACTGAAGCCGACGGTGGTAAGGGTGCATGGTTGTTCCTCGCATTCTGCTATGAGTGGGCGGCTTTCTGTGCTGCTTGTGACGCAGATGAGGAGTTCTACAGTCATCTTCCGGTGGCTCTGGATGGATCCTGCAATGGCCTGCAAAACCTCAGCGCCGCTCTTCGCGATGAAGTAGGTGGTGCTGCGGTTAACATGATCCCTTCGGACGTGCCCTCGGATATCTACCGTATCGTAGCTGACAAGGTGAACGCCATCGTTGACCGTGACGCTGCGGCTGGCAATGAGTACGCCAAGGGTTGGCAGGGACATATCACCCGCAAGGTATGCAAGCGCCCTGTGATGACGCTGGCTTATGGTGCCACCAAGTTCGGCTTCCGCCAGCAGATCATCGAGGACACC